TTGATTTACCACTTGATTTATCCATTTTATACTATTTATTATGTATATTTTTATTACATTTATCATATATAAATATAAATCATTATCTATAATTAAATGCAAGGGTTAAAAAATATTGGTGCAACTTGTGCAATAAATAGTCTCGTACAAATGATATGTAGAAATGATACATTACGAGATATAATTATCAACTATAATTTACCAGATTACACATTAACTTCGCATTTAAAAGAGATTTTAATAGCAATGTATATAAACGATAAATCACTTATACCTAGAAAGTTTGTTAAAAAAATATTTGATACTTTTGAAGGCATATTTATATTTGGTGAACAATTAGATATATATGAATTGTGGATATTTTTATATGGAAAAATAATAGAAGAAATCAACGAAGAACCATCACATTTTTATAGAATAAATGATAAGAAACTTATTAAAGATAAATTAATAAAAGGTATAGTTTATAAAAATGATAGAGAATTTACATATTCTTTGCTAAATAGCAATAGTCTTAAAGATAAATTTGATTATTATAATGTTAAACTAAATGATAATAAGACATCAAAATTGCAAATTACAACACAAGGATTTTTTCTCAATATAACTAAATGTTCTGAATGTAAAAATGTTTTATATAATTTTGAACCATTTACAACTCTCAATATAAATATACCTAATGACAAAACACCTTCAGTGGCAGATATGATAATACAAAATTATAAAGAAGAATTAAAATACGGAGATTGGAAATGTGATATATGTGATGAAACCCACGAATATTATAAATCTACAAAAATATGGTGTCTTCCAGATGTATTATTCATAGTTATTAATAGGTTTGTAAGTTTAAACATTAAGAATAATACCCCCATATGTATAAATGAAAATATTTGTTTTAATAAAGGTACTATATTAAATAATACATCAATAGATAAAAAATACTATTTATCTTCAATGGCATTACATATAGGTTCTGTTAATGGAGGACATTATACAGCTATATGCAATAACGACGAAAGCTATTATCTATATAACGATTTGCATATTAGTAAAGTAGATAATTTTTTAGAAAAAAATACAAATGTATATATGTTAGTATATACTTATAAAAAATAAATTATTAATCCATCTATAAATTAGGATTTATATTTTTAGGAATATCATGACCAAATACAATCATGTATATTAATATTAAAGAACCTATAATTATACTTCTATTTTCTGCGACAAGAGGTTTTTGTTTTAGAATTAAAACCATGAACATATATATTATTAATCCAATTATGAATGAATGTACTAACATAACAATACCTGTTTCCATTTTATATATACTACTAATATATATAAACATATATTATTTATATTACATAAATGGAAAATATAGAAAGTGAAATAACCTCTGTTGATATATTGAATACTGATATCAGGGTTCATTATAATAACGATGAAATTGAGATTATTCCAATTAATAAAGAATCTTATATAAAAATGCGTGAAGAATGGTTAATAGAACAACCTCCTTTTATAAGCGATAAATATAAGATAAATATGAATAATATTATAATGACATGTATTATGAAAAAACAAAGTGCTATTAATGAACTAAATACTTTTTTTTCAGAAGGAAATGAGAATAATATAAAAAACTTTTTCACATATATGAGAAATAGAAATTTAGAAAATGAAAAGTCAAAATGGAGTAAAAATTAAAAGTAACAAACATATAAATAAAAAACTTTATATAATATTAAAAATATATCATATGAGATTTATTTTTACAATGTCTCTTCTACTTATTACAAATGCCCTTATAAATATAAATATATGTGGTACAGGATTGTATCTACCTTATTATCTTGGTATAGTTGGTTGTATAAAAAAACATTATACTATTGATAATTATAATATAACAGGTACTTCCGGTGGGGCATGGTGTTCATTGTTATACACACAAGAAAAAGATTTATCAAACCATGATAAATTATGGGATATGATAATTGGAAAACATATAACAAACATATCATTATATAATCATGATTTAATTCATAAAAACATAGAAACTAATTTAAAATTAAGATATAGATATCATATTCCATTAAAATTAGATAAAATTAGTATAATTGCAACAAATGTAGGCAAGCTATATAAAATGAAAAGTGAAAAAATATCATCATTTAGAGATATTGACCATTTAATAGATATTTGTTCTTGTAGTTCATATATACCATATATTTCAGGTGAAAGTTTTTATAAAAAATATAATGATAAATTTTATATTGATGGACAAATTACAAGTTCTAATAATCAATTGTCGGAAACGAATGAATTAAATATAAATAAAGATATGTGGGGTAGAAATTTCACCAGTTCTAATTTTTTATTTATAGATAAAAATAGGTCTAAAGAGTTATTTGAATATGGATGGGAAGATACATATAAAAATAGAAAGTTAATGCTTAAATATATAAATAAAAGTTTATCTTAAGAATAATTTATTTGACTTTTCGAAAGTTTTTTCTACTCTACTATCATATTTTTCTAGACGTTCTAACCTTTTCAACTCTTCTTTTTCCAATTTTAATTTATTTTTTTCTTGAAACATCAACTCTTTTGGTGACATTATTTTTTTAGTATTATCGTTACTATAAGATTCATAATCTTCTACGTTATTAAACTTTTTAACATTTTTTATAATTGATGGATCTACAAGACGTGTTCCATCGTGTGCTCGCATATAGTCTGTATATGCTAATGAATTATTTTTATCACCACTACTATAATCATCGGGTTTTTTACCACCTAATTCAGTATAATTAAGAGATTTTGTTAATATCATTGCTTCGGGCTCGACATACTTTACTAATTGTTTATAAACAGGTACATTTTTATTAAACAATTCATTGAAACTTTTGTTATTTATTTTTTTTTTTGAAATTTTATCTATATTTATATCTTCTCTTATTTTTGTGGACTCTTCCATATTTGGACCATAACCAAAGTCTATACAATCATCTTCCATTTTACATTTTTCAAAATTATTATTAAACTTTGTTGTAAAACTCTCTCCTGTATTATTTTCATTTATTTCATCTGATGTTTCATTTTTTTCAGTTGAAAAATTATTAAAATAAAGTTCTGAATTATTTTTAAGTTCTTTGTGAGATAAATCTTTTTCTCTTTTTTTATATTCTTTATCAAGTTTTTTCAAACTATATGTTACTATATTAAAAAGATATTTATTCCCCCCAGGCTTATCAGGATGTGTAATTTTTGCTAATGCACGATATGATTCTTTTAATTCATTCAATGTAAAAGTTTTAGGTAGATTTAAAACCTCATATGGATCAATTGTTTCTAAATCTATATTTTTCAAATCCATACTATTTACTTCACCACTTTGTTGCATTGCTTTATAATATTGTTGATATGTATATTGACGTGAAGATTTTGCTCCCATAACATAAATACCTCTATTATTTTATATATAGTTAATAAATGTATTTTCTATTACGCGTATATAAAAATATATCGTATATTTATTATTAATTAATTATAATGAATAATAATATAATTATAATAGGTAGCAATTTAATAGGATTATATTCTGCTATCAAATGTGTAGATGATGGATATAGTGTCAATATAATTGAAAAGAAAAGTAGTTTTAATGATAAACGAAATAACAATAGGGTTTTTAATAAAAAACATACATCATATTTAGATTTATTAAATAGATTTAATATCAAATATTCAAATTATATACTTAAGTATAATGATAGGACATATAATGTATTGGCAAATATTATAAATAAGTCAAAGTTAATACCAAATAGAAGTTTAAACAATCAATCTTTTGTAAAGTTTTGCAAAACATTTTTAAATGCAAATGAATATAACATTTTAAAAACAAACATTGAAGGGTTTGAACATGTTTATAATAATATATCATCAATGTACGCGATATCTCTTTTCTCTCAATATATAAATAAGAAAAATGAATATTATATTTTATCTGATAATGTAAGTGTTTTGGTAGATAGAATGACAGATTTTTTATTATCAAAAAATGTAAAGTTTAATTATAATTTAGAAATACGAAAGATTATCTATAATAAAGATATTTTCGTATCATCAAAAAACAACACATATATTTCTAAAATCATTATATTAACATTATCAAAAGATAATTTATTACGTTTCAAATTATTTAATAAAGAACAAAAAAAAATATTAAACTGTGTTACAAAACATAATATAAATTGCGAACATTTATATAATGATAAATACGTACAAGAAGAATATGATATAAAAACACACCTTCTCGATAATACACATATAGTATGTCCTATCAAAAAATATTATATGTATCTTTGGGACATTGGAATAAACAATGTTGTTGTTAATGAAAAAATAATGTCACTATTCAATCAAATATATGTGTGTAGCGAATCTTACTCGAAAAATCCATTTTTTGCAAATTATTCTCTTGAAACATTTGATGATATACATGTCAAAATAAAAAATAAAATGTCAAATTTAGTTTCATAATTTTATATAAAAAATGATAAGATTAAATTATACTTTCATTAACAAATAACATTGTTTATTTCAAAAATGGAATATTCATTTATAAATGATGAAATAAACAACATTTTAAATGGAATAATAAACTTTATAAATATAGAAGTCCTTCGTAATTACTGGTATATATATATTGATTATTTTAATCTTGATATTATTATGACAACAACAGTTCCAATTATTTTATTATTATCTGTATTATTTATAATAAATTATATTGTTATATGTATGATATATTATACATTTAAGATTTGGTATCAGTACTACCAAATCCTCTATCTCCTCTATGTGATGTAGATGCTTCTGTAGATGATATAACTAAATTACAATATAACTGTTTTTTTATTAACATTTGACAACATTTCCAAGGCATAACCAAATCATCACAATCCTTATTAATTTTTCTTAATGCGATAAAAATATTTCCACGATATCCTTGGTCTATAATACCAACATTATTTGCTAACATATACCCCGAACGACTTATTGAACTTCTAGGTACAATTTCGACATAGTATCCATTTGGTATATCAAGTTTTATACCCGTATCATATAAAACTGTATCGCTATTTAAACGTTTATGTTCTTTTATTATAGTAATGTCAAATCCGGCATCTGAATATGATGTCTTTGAAGGAATAACGGCTTCTTCAACATCTTTAAAAACTTTCAATGATTGTACTACACTATTTCCGTCTTTATTATTAAAATTAAAAATACTATTATTAATATATGCAAAATGCGTTTTATTATTTATCAATCCTAATAAATCTATCATATTCACATTTTCAAATATAATTGTAAAAAAGTTTAAATGTTTGTTAATAGTATGTGGTATATTATATAATTTTGTAAATTTATTCATATTATTAATATTATAAAATGTTATATATAGATTGTCATTAATAATATTTCCAAATCTTTCTATATAAGAAAAAACAAAATTATTAGACATTTCAAATAATCCTGATAAATCAGTTTGGTAAAGATTATTTAATGATTTACTATTAATATGTTTGTATATATCTTTTATGATTGTTTTCGATGTTATAATTAATACAATATTATTATGATAATCATCATTAACATCTCCTATTTGTGATAAATTATCAATAATAATATCGATATTTCTATAATAAAGATATAAGTTTTTATCATTTATATATTGTGTTTTATAATCTTGATAAGATAATTTCATATTAGTTTTAATATCAAAAATAAAATCTATTGTAATTTCTATCTTTAAACAACTATCATTTATAACATTTTCTTTAATATTAAAAAGTATTAATCCATATAAATAAGTTTTGTATGGTGTATCAATATCTTTAAAAAAAGTATGATTTATCATATTTCATTAATATATCTGTGAAAACTTTATATATATTAATATAATATGATAAATACAAAATATTCAAAGTCATTGGATATATTCTATACAACGAATGAAAATATACTAATATGCTATGAAGCAATAAAAAATAATATTAAAATATATAAAACAGACCTAATAATAGAACCTAGTGCTGGAGATGGTGCTTTTATACCCTCGATAAAAAAACTAACTAATATATATAAGTTTTATGATATAAATCCCGAACATCCAGATATTAAAAAGCAAGACTTTTTAAAGTTAAAATACACCGATAATGCACATATTATAGGAAATCCTCCTTTTGGAAATAAAGCATCATTGGCTATAAAGTTCATTAAACATTCTGCTTTTTTGAATGCTAAAACAATATCTTTCATATTACCTGTAAGTTTTCATAAAAATAGTTTTAAAAAGTCATTTCCTATGAATTATCACTTACTATATGAGAAAGTACTTCCATTTAATACTTTTTTACACAATAAAAATATAGAATATGTTAAAACTATTTTTCAAATATGGGAAAGAAGAGATTATGATAGATTAATTATAAAAAAAATATACCCTGCATTTTGGTATAATTTTGCAAAAAATACAGACTGTAATTTAACTATAAAACGTGTAGGTTTTAGTATAGGAAAAGTTAAAGAATATAGTAAAAGTGATAATATTAATACAAATTGGTTTATGAAAATAAATATACCTATAACAAAAAAATTATTATTAAAACTCAATAGTTTGAAATATGATAAAACAAAAAATATAGGACCATATAGTATATCAAAACAGGATATTATATATAAATATAATAAAATTAAGATGATATAATAATTCTGGTATTATCATCAATATCTTCTTTTTTATAAGAATAATTATTTTCTTGTGATGATTGAATAATTTCATCACAAGATATAAAAGGTACGTATTTAAGAAAATAGTCTAATCCGTCATTTTTTTCAATTTCAATTTTTTCTTTATCTCTCTTTTCTGATAATTTAGGATTATCCTTCATAATATTCTTTTTAATTTCATTGTATAGATCAATAGATATATCATCTATCTTTTCTATTACAATTTTTTCTTTATTAGACCAACCGTTCGATATGTTTTTTCGATGTGTATATATAGCTATTATACCCAAAGACCATATTATTCCGATCCTTTTTGTTTTATACTTTTTTTTATATTCGTGATTATATAGAATAAATGCATCATTAAATACATCGTCTTTGTAAAGAACGCTAAAAATACCCCATATAAACCAAGATGTATCGTTATCTGAACTATAAAACTTAGTTTCAAATTTATATTTTTTTCTTAATATATAGTCAATTAAAAATCTAATACTATTAGCTATATCTAATACTTTATCTGAATTATCAAATGAAATATCGTCAGCTGATTTAATTGTTTTTATAATGACTGCTATTATTTTTAAAGACAATGTATAATTTTCATTGTCGTTTGGAGGTATTATACCTTCAAATCTTATAACTCCATTTATAGATAATTTCATTTCACTACAATCAAGTAACGATTTAATCTTATTTTTCAATGTCGATATAGGCATATTACCACATTTAGAACTAGGGTTTTTATTATATATATCACATAATATGCACATTTTTGTGATTAATATGTATATATCTTTAATTACAATTTTATCTGATTCTATTAATTTTTTTGTATTGCTATATATATCTATCAATTTACTGATATCATATATAGATATATATGTCCCAATATACGAACATATATCAATATATATAATTTCTAAACTATCAATTGAATCATCAAAAAATAGTATTTTAGTACTTAATAAAATACTATTTTGTATATCACCTTTACATATTGATGTAAAAAGTTCATTATTCATAATAACATTTATAATAACATGTGATTAAATAATAAGTATTATAAACGAATAAAATATTATTTTTATATATTTCATTCAAAAATAGCACTTTTATGTGATATAATGAATTTATGATAATTGTTAATAATTTTATAACATTTTACTATTGTAACCTCTGAAACATTACACGCTTTAGCAAACTTTTTCTTTGTATAACCTAAGTTTTTAACAGAAGCATAATAATATAATATACCTGCTGCGGAAGATGTAGGTGAATTATCATTCATAATCTCATTTTCTTCAATAAGTTCAACCAATAACTTACATTTATTAATATCATTTATACACATATTAAGATTATTACCATACTGCGAAATAAAGTCTATAGGATTTGGAGATGAAACATTTATTTGCAATAAGGTTTGAAATCGTGAGTTTCCTTTATTTAATGTTACATGTGATATATTAAACATAGCTGCTATATCTTTAGAACTTTTTGGTATTTTGTTTAGCAAACATGAATGATAAATACAAGATGCGATCAAACCTTCTTTATTATCACCGCGTGATATTTTTTTCTCTGATGCTTTTTTATACAAAACCTTGGCGTTATCAATAACTTTTTGAGGAATACCATTATTTATAGTATTTGCTGTCATTTTATCAAATACATTCCATAATGTTCTTTCGTCGTAAGGCATACTATTCCACATTTGAAACATACGAATTCTTCGTATGTCTATATTATCTTTGTAACCACATCCTATCATTGAACCAATTGAAGATTTTGGCAAAAGATTGTTTGTAGGCATTCCACATCTTGATGGATCACCGTCGCGATTATCATCATTTCCATAAAATCTCCATTCAGCCGTATTTTCAATTAATTTTGTAACTATAGAACTACATCTTTTACAAATATGCATATTATCTTCAATAATTAATTGATCACAACCACACGAACATATAACATTTTCTCTTTCAATTTCAACAACACCTTTATTTTTTATTATATCAATCTGTGTTTTTTCTTCTTTTTTAATTTCGTCAAAAAGAAACCAAATATCTTCTTCGTCCATTGTATGTTTGACAAATATTAATATTATATATATAAGAATAATCAATTTTTATATAAGAATATATTTTTTATATAAAAATTGATTAATGTTGATATTGATATTAACAAATATGAGAATTATTGCAATACTTATTATATCATTAGCAATTACAACCGAGGCTTATATTAGCACATTAATGCAAAAACCATTCTATAAAAAAAGTAATAATGTTGTATTAAATACTCAAAAAAAAAACAATTATATTATTTGTAACGAAAAGTATATATATAAAACTTATCTTATAAGTTTAAGAAAAGTTAAAAAAACAATAAAAAATGGATCTAATAACGATATTATAAAACTAATCAATTTAGTTACAAATATTGTAAATAATTCAAATATAAAAGTAGAAAATGTTATACACGAAGAAAAAATATTTATTGCAGAAAATAATAGCTTTATTGATAACAATAAATTAATCGCTAAAACATTGTTATTGTCAAATATAAAAGTTGATGTATCTAATGTTAAATATATAAAAATATCTACACAGAACGATACGCTTGTTGTAGAATTAGATAAAAATGATAACACTTATAATAATAATAATGTTGTTAAATATGATATTAAAAACTTAGATGCTTTTATAAGTGCATTATCTATATTAATGAATGTATTTAATATTCATTGAACTTTTTCACTTAGATCTCTAAGTTCGCGTCGTAAGTCTCTTACTTCTTGTCGTAGAACATTTAGTTCATTTCTAACATCATATTGGTTATTTCGTGTATCTCTTGGAATATAAGGAAGAGATTCGTCTCTATTGTTATTATTACCTCTTTTTTTATTTAGCATTTTACCATTATGTTCATCTCGTTTAGTTTTAAATTCAGTAAGTTCTTCTTCTGAAACATCATATTTTTCAAATAATTCACTTCCTTGAATAATATCTATATCAGTTAGTTTGCAAATATGTTGATAAAGGCGGGTTTGAATACTCCTTGATGTTCTCTTAAGTTCTGCGGCTATTTCATCGTAAGAGTTTTTTTCCGAACGCATAGTGAGTAGTCTATCTTCTTCACCAGATTCCCAACCAAAACCAGCGCGAGATGTTAGGTCGTTTTTACGTAGTTCGTCAAAATTAGATCTCTTGTTATAACGATTTTGCATTATTAATGTAGTTTAATAAATTGTGCCTGTGAGCTATATGTATATAGCGTCTTATTGTTATATCCATTTTATATATTATGTAATTACTTTATATTTCTTTCTATAAAAGTCGTAAAATAACAATATCATACTTATATGATAGAAAAACTCTAAAAATGCATATTTTTTAGGAACTATATTTTCATATTTAATTACAACACACGAGTGTATTATACAACTTAAAAATTGAAAAATTTGTATTTGAGTTATATGTTTTTTAAAAGGATTTTTATAACCCATAGATGTTAATAAATAATGACTATACATTATCAAATGTACAACACTATTTATAAAACATCCGTATGAAACAGTGCCATTTCCATGTCCTTGATGTAATAAATACCCCCATATTATACCTATACTACTATGATGATATACATGCAAAAATGATAATTGTTGTTTATTTTTATTACGAAGTATTATAAAAAATGTGTCGCAATAATCTAGATATTTCGAAATATAATGTATGTATGTATAATATCTTATATTATCAGTATAAATTGCATTAATACCAAAAACATTAGGAAATGATATTATTTCATATAATCCGTATATCATGTATGAATTAAGTATAATCTGTGAAACATTATATATATACATCGTTTTTTTCAAAGAATATATTATATTCTTTTTATTCATGTGATTTATAAACATATTTATTGTTAAAAAATATGCTAATGTAGAACAAGATATTATCATAGGTGATGTTGTATATTGAATAAGTTCATTGTTAAAAATCATATTATATATATTATATATTCAAATTATATTTATATATCTAAAATATAATAAAATATAATAAAATATAATAAAATATCATATTAAACATGGTTAAAAATAATGAAGAAAATATTGCCAACGTAAATTCAAATTATGATATTTTTTTAAAAAAGTTTTATAAAGACTTTCAAGAGAATATACATATAAAAATCAAGTATTAATTGCTGCATCTGGATTCGCGATAGGTATATCAACTATAGACTTTATAAAAAGTTTAATGCATGATATTTTTAAACCCGCGAGTATAACACTATCTATATATTTTTTAAAAATATCACAATTACCTATAAAAAATATCCCATACTATATGAATTTTTTATATTTCTTTATAATTTTATGTCTATATTGTTGGTATGGATTTCGACAATATTTATTTCATTTTTTGTAATTGAATATATATTAAATCGCAAAATAATAGGATTATCAACTATAATAACAGAAGAAGACAAGGTTAATTTCGATAAACAAAAAGAAAAATCTTTAGAAAAAAATAATATTATACCAAATGCCATAGATAGACAAGAATTGTCAGATAATATATAAAAATTACGTATTTTTTACATTTGATTCAACATATTTTTCAACATCTTTTTTTAAATATTGTTTAATCGCGATTCCAACATCTTTTTTAATATTATCGGTCATAGCATTTGATCTACGAAACGTTGATTTTTTACACAAAGGTTCTTCTTTTTCTTTTTCAATAACCTTAGACACTATATTATTCATATTTTTCTATAATATTTATATATTTTATTTTTATAATTAAATTATAGACAATGGGTATTAATAAATATATACCATATATAATAGTCGCCAGTTTTATAATTTTGATAATTATAATAATTGCTTATATATACATATACTATTATGATATCGGAGAAGTTGTTATAAAAAATAAAAGAGAACACATCTCTATACCACCTATACAAGAGACCCTACCAATAAACAAAGTTTGTCTAACATTAGATGAATATAACAAACTTAAAAATAATGTTAATAATGATGCTAAAGATAATGTAGAAGAAATAAAAACAAATCATACAATTGATCGAGATTATAAGGTTCTAAATGACCCATTATATCCACCATTAAATCGTTCAGATAATAGAACACATACAGATATGGTTCAAAAAATAAATAGACGCGATATGTATATTAGAACAAATGACCTAAATGATACGTATAGATTAGTAGCATATTTAACAAACAATTCCGATGATAAAGATACAGGTGGAAATAGTTGGAAGTTATTCGCGAGGCAAAAAGATAGACATATATCTGACTTTTATATGAAACCGACTGATAATAATAATGATATCAAAATTCCATTAACAGACGAAATAGTTGTAGGAAGTAGATTAAGAGATATTTATAATATCCCAAGTGAAATAACTTTTAATTCACCAATGTTGAATAATACACCATATTATGTTATGGAGGTTCCAAAAGCTGATTTAACCAGATCTAATAATTATATATAATATTTGAAAAAAATTGATGATAAATTATTAAGTATATATTTAATAATATGATAAACGACGAAGATACATATTCAACATCTTCGTCATTTGTTTTAGATTTGGAAGACATTCCTTTAAGAATGCGAGGTAGAACCGAAATGTGGGAATTAAAACATAAAGATATATTGTTAGAAGGTATTATTGCCGAAGGTGGAAATGGTGTTATAAATAATGCTAAATGGAGAGGTTTAAAATGTGTAGTAAAATGTCTTAAGTATAATAATAATAATGTAGAATATCAAGATTTATTAAACGAAATATCTATAATATCACATTTAAGACATCCAAATCTTGTATTATTCTTAGGT